TACTAACGTTAAATAAACAAGCAACGTTACAGACAAAAGTTTTAGAACAAGTAGCAGATTATCAACGCAGATTGCTTGATAAGACACAAGGCAACAGATACTACGGATAATATATGAGTTGGAAAAAATACTTCACACCAGTCGCAACAAATGGCGTAATCAGCCCAATTAGCGGAAACACAGGTGCGAGTCCTCAACGTGCTAACTACAGTTCTTACCTACCAGATGTTTATACAGGTCACCCTAATCGCTTAGAGCGTTATAGTCAATACGACACGATGGATAGTGACTCAGAAGTTAATGCGGCACTAGATATTTTAGCAGAATTCTGCTCACAAACAAATGACGAAAACGGTACTCCGTTTGAATTAGACTTTAAGGAAAATGCGAATCCTACAGAGATTAAGATCCTTAAAAAGTACTTACAGCAGTGGACTAAGTTAAACTTATTTGACAAACGTATCTTTAAACTAATCCGTAACGTATTCAAATATGGCGATAGTTTCTTTATCCGTGATCCAGAAACGCAAGCATGGATTTACATTGATCCAAGTAAAGTAGACAAGATTATTGTTAATGAAAGCGATGGTAAAAAGCCAGAGCAATATGTTATTCGCGACTTAAACATTAACTTACAAACGCTAACAGCAACAACAATTAACCCAACAAATCAAAACGCACTACCTGGTGGACAGACTTATGTTACAGGCGGTGCGCAACAACGTGGTATGGTTGGTGGAGTTCCGCAACAGAACGGTAGCCGCTTTAGCATGAACCAAAATCAATTTCCTATTGATGCTAAACACGTTATTCATATCAGTTTATCAGAAGGCCTAGACAACAACTTTCCATTTGGTAACAGCTTATTAGAAAGCATTTTTAAAGTATTCAAACAGAAAGAATTACTTGAAGATGCTATCATTATCTATCGTATTCAACGTGCGCCAGAGCGCAGAGTATTTTACATTGACGTAGGTAACATGCCGACTCACTTAGCTATGGGCTTTGTAGAACGTGTAAAGAACGAGATCAATCAACGTCGTATTCCTAGTTTAACTGGCGGTGGCACTAACGTTATTGATAGTAGCTATAATCCATTGTCAATTAACGAAGACTACTTCTTCCCGCAAACAGCAGAAGGTCGTGGCTCTAAAGTTGACGTTTTACCAGGCGGTACTAACTTAGGCGAAATTGATGACTTACGATATTTTACTAATAAACTTTTTAGGGCTTTGCGCATTCCTAGTAGTTACTTACCCACTGGTGCAGATGACGGTGGAAGTAGTTTTAATGATGGACGAGTTGGAACAGCTTACATCCAAGAATTAAGATTCAACAAGTATTGCGAAAGACTTCAAAGTTTAATGGATGCGGCATTTGATTTAGAATTTAAACAATATCTACAAAACAAAGGTATCAATATTGATCCTAGTTTGTTCGATGTTAAATTTAATCCTCCTCAAAACTTTGCGTCTTATCGCCAAGCAGAGATGGACGGTGTGCGTATTGGTACATTTGGTAACATTGTACAAGTTCCATTTATCAGTAAGAGATTTGCTCTTAAACGTTTCCTAGGTCTAAGTCAAGAAGAGATCGCAGAAAACCAAGACATGTGGAAAGAAGAAAACATGGATTCTACTAAACCTATGAGTGCTAGTACATAGCTACGTGGTGCTGGAATCAGTGGTGCTGGAATGGCACAGGACTTAGATACACTAGGACAAAGCGATCCAGGCTCCGAAGAACTACAAGCAGGTGCCGAAGGTGGAGATCAAAACCAAGCTATGAGCGCACCAAACGCAGGTAGTGCCCCGAGTGCTCCGTCAGCTGGTCCAGCATAAATACTAGTATGCTATTAAACGAATTCATATATTTTTCTAAAGATCAAGAAGAGATGGAAGATAAAGGACGTTACAATCCTTTATCAGATACTTCTGTTCTTAAAGATACTGACACTCGTAAGACCCGTTTAACACTACGTATGATTAATGATCTGCGTAAAGCAAGCGAAGCACACGAGCGTGAGACTTTAGAAAACCTTGTAGTTGTACGTCAAATGTACGCTATGCCAGAAGAAGAAGCTGTACCAGCATAAAGTAGTAGTTTAATTCATTAGTACTTGAGTTAAATATTTTAAACAAAAATTCAATACTAGAACTAGAAATTACTAGTTCTACGTCACTAGGGTTCAAAAATCGCAGTTTTTGGCCTATTTCGCATAATTAATTAACTAGGGCTGTAAATAAACTTATATGTTTATTCCACCCCTTGATCTATAGGAGATAACCCGCAATGAATAAATTCGAACAACTATTGGACTTAATCGTCAACGAAGAAAATGAAAAAGCTGAAGAGCTATTCCACGCTATCGTTGTTGAAAAAAGTCGCGATATCTACGAAACACTAATAGCTGAAGAAACAGCTGAAGAAGAAGAAGACGACGAGCAACAAGATGAATCCGCTGATGAAGCTGACGAAGCTGTTGAAGAAGCGTATGGTATGGAAGATGAAGGCGAGCAATCTGGTTTCCCAGGTGGCGACGCTACTGATGACGAAGTTGCTGACGTTACTGATGCTGATGCAGAAGATGGCGAAGAGCACGAAGAAGGCGATGTTGACGGTGATGGCGTTCCAGCTACTAAGTCAGACGTTCAAGATCTTGAAGATGCATTAGAAGAATTAAAAGCTGAATTTGAAGCCTTAATGGCTGGCGAGAAGCATGAAGAAGAAGAGAACCCAGATGTACACGGTGGTGCTCTTGATCAGTTCGGCGATGATAGCGAAGAAGATTCAGAAGAAGATAGCGATGAAGAAGAGGAAGAAGACGAAGGTCGTAACCCATTCGAGTCACGTCAAATGACACGTGAATACCGTGAAACAGTTGGTAAGCCATATGGTTCAGGTAACGGTATCTCTAACAAAACCGAAGGTGGTGATGGTCGTCAAGGTCCAGTAAGTTCTGGAAAAGGCAAGCCAACATCAGGTGCAACTGCTAAGAACATTGCACAAGGCGACAATGGTACTGAAGGTATCAAAGGCGGCGAAGGTTTAGTTGGTGGTGTTAAAGGTGAATTTACTAAAGGTGTAGAAAAGAACATTGCTTCTAGCTCAAAAGCTGGAATGAAGAGTGGTTCTACATTAGACGGTAAAGGTAAAGCCTACGGTGCTGGTGGCGCTTCAACAAGCGAAACAGGTGCTGGTAACACTAAGTCAGTTGTAGACAAAAAGCAATCTTAATTAGGAAACATTAGGAAATGAGATTTCTAAGAGAACACCTTAGCTTTGATCAAGCTCGTGCAGAACTTGTAGAGAGTGAAGACAAAGACGGAAACGGTAAGAGCCTTTATCTAAAGGGAATTGCCATCCAAGGTGGAATACGCAATCAAAACCAGCGGGTTTATCCGGTAAATGAAATTACAAATGCCGTTAAAACTCTCAATGATCAGATTCATAATGGTTATAGTGTTCTCGGCGAAGTTGATCATCCTGATGACCTAAAAGTAAATTTAGACCGTGTCAGCCATATGATTACAGATATGTGGATGGACGGTCCGAACGGTTATGGAAAGATGAAAATCCTTCCAACACCAATGGGTCAACTAATCAAGACTATGCTCGAGAGCGGTGTAAAACTGGGCGTAAGTAGCAGAGGTAGCGGCAACGTTAACGAAGCTACTGGCAATGTTTCCGATTTTGAAATTATTACAGTTGATATAGTAGCCCAACCAAGCGCACCCGGCGCATACCCTACACCTGTTTATGAGCATATCATGAACATGCGTGGTGGTTATAATGCGTTACGGGTAAGTCATGAAGTACAAGAAGATCCTAAGGCACAAAAGTATCTCCGCGAGGCGATGCTTAGTATTATCAGTGGCCTTAAAGCCTAGGAGAAATATATGGACGCATTCAAACAGTTAGTCGAAAGTGGTATTATTAGCGAAGAAGTTAAATCTGAGCTAGAGTCTGCTTTTGCAACTAAGATTCAAGAGAATCGCGACCAAGTAACCGCTCAACTACGTGAGGAATTTGCTCAACGCTATACGCACGATAAAGGTGTTATGGTAGAAGCATTAGACAAGCTAGTAAGCGAACGCTTAGCCGCAGAGTTAGGTGAGTTTGTTCAAGATCGCAAAGCATTGGCGGAAGTCAAGGCAGAGTACAAGAACAAAATGGCAGGTGATGCCCAAGTAATGGAATCATTTGTTATGACTCAGTTAGCCAAAGAATTAGTAGAGTTCCAAAGTGACCGTAAAACAGTTTCTGAGAACTTTTCTAAGTTAGAACAGTTCGTTGTAACTGCTTTAGCGAAAGAAATCAGTGAATTTGCTCAAGACAAGAAAGACATAGTTGAAGCGAAAGTTAAACTAGTCCGTGAAGCAAAAGTAAAATTTGCTGAAGTTAAAAAAGAATTCATTAGTCGTAGCGCCGAACTTGTTAAGGAAACAGTTAGCCGTCAACTAACAACTGAGTTACATCAGTTGAAAGAAGATATCGAATCTGCTCGTACAAGCAATTTTGGACGTCGTATTTTTGAAGCATTTGCACAGGAGTTTCAACATTCATATCTTAACGAAAAATCAGAGACAAGTCGCTTGTTAAAGATTGTAGATAAGAAAGAACAAGAAATCGCCGAAGCACAGCAAGCTCTTAACAAAGCACAAACTGTATTAGAAAGCAAAGATCGTGAAATACGTATCAAAGCTGACTTAGCAGAGCGTACAAAAGTTATGGGCGAACTATTAGCACCTCTAAGTGCTGAGAAAAGAGCTGTTATGAGTGAGTTACTAGAGTCTGTTCAAACAGCAAAACTAGCAACTTCTTATGACAAATACCTACCCGCAGTAATGGAAGGCGGAGCACGTAAGACAAAGCAGGTTATTGCTGAATCAGCAAATAATTCCGCTGAAGTTACAGGCGACCGTGAGGTAAAAAATCAGCCTGAGGTAGGCTTTGACAACATTGTTGATATCCGCAAATTAGCGGGTTTAGCAAAGTAATATTTTAGGAGAAAAATAATGTCACAACTTCTGAACGAAAGATGGTCAGATACCAAAGAAGCCCTATTAGAAGGGTTACAAGGAAACCGTCGTAGTTCCATGGCAACTTGCTTGGAAAATACACGTAAGTACTTGTCAGAAAGTGCTACAGCAGGTGCTACATCTGCAGGTAACATCGCAACACTTAACCGTGTTATTCTTCCAGTAATCCGTCGTGTAATGCCGACAGTTATTGCGAACGAAATCGTTGGTGTACAACCAATGACTGGTCCAGTAGGACAAATCCACACTCTACGTGTACGTTACGCTGACAACAGCAGTGAAGTATATGCAGGTGAGGAAGCATTAAGCCCATTCAAGATCGCTCAAGCGTATTCTGGTAACAACGATGCTTCAACTCCACGTGCTCAAACCACAGCGGCGTTAGAA